AGCACGATCCACCATGCGCTGCCCGCAACTTTCGGCACCATGACACAGCGCACGCCGCGCTTCCCAGACCTGTTTCGTCCAGCATCAAGGTTGCCGTGCTCGCAACAAATCTCGTCCCCCCCATCGACGTCATCAGCCCGCCGCCGCCCAACGGCCCGCGATAAACGCGCCGGTCGGGAAGCCAGAGGCCGCGATGGAGGTGATGGCGCATGTTAGCCGAGCGTCGCGAGAATCTGCGCGGTCGTGGCCGCGATCTGGCCCTGCAGCGCCTGCTTCTCCGCTTCGATGTTCGCCACGGCGGCGCTCTGCTCGGCGTTCTTCGCTTCCAAGGCGATGCCGAGCGAGACGCGCCGCATCTGGAGTCCAGCGGTCGAGAGCAGGGCTTTGACTTTGTCCGGGGTGTCAATGCCGGAGTCAGTGAAGGCTTGGGCGAGTTGGTCAGGTGTCATGGGTTATTTTCCTTTCTTGAGCATGTGCGCCGCCAGGGTCCGCACCAGTTCCGTCTTGCTGGTCTTGGGGCCATACTCAACCTTCATCCGATCCGCCCGGATGCAAAGCTCCGTGTAGGAGCACTCATTGAGTTCAAGGACGGTCACGGTGTCACTTGAATTCACTTGGGCCAGCTTGTCAAGCCGCGCCTGCTCCGACCGGTTGTGGTTCCTGATGTCCCGAAGTTCCTCCGGTGTCACCTTGTCCTTTTCCTCCAAGAAATGGCCGGGCTTGGGAGGCTCGTCTTTCAAGGGGGTGAACCTCCGGTCCCCATTGATGGCCACGGCTTCCTTGTCCGTGAGGTTCAAGGTGTCCCTTTGATTGACATAGCCGAAGCGTCCGAGGTTGGTAAGGGGTCCGTTAAAAACAAACTGCTTCATAGGTTTCGTTATCGTTTTTTCGCTTTAGGAAGGGGGCGAGGCTGTTAGGCCCCGCCCCCGGTTGAGACTCACTGCCGGTCAAGGGCTAAGCCCCGGACGTGTAGTTGTAACCGACACAGACGGTCGGAATGGTCGTGCTCGGAACTTCCTTCGGGGTGAACGCCCGACGGAAGGATGCTACGAGGATGTTGGTCTGCGCCGTGATGCTCTTGTCCACTTCCACCATGAACTCGCGCCGCCGCCCCACCAAGAACTCGTTTAGATTCGCCAAGAGGATGCTGCCCTTGGTCTTGGTGGAATTGTCGAACACACCGGCGGCGTTGAGGTTCTCCCGGCATTTCTCCGAGCAGATGATGGGGATGTTCAAGAAGGATGCCAGTTCCCCCGTGAGGATAGTGGCCTTGGGACCGTACTTCTCCAATGTGGAGACGTTGGTAATGCCCTCCATGTCGTTCTTGCCGAGCGGGCCGACAACCCACACGAGATCGCGGGAGCGGATGGCGTACTTGCCCATGAGCTTCTTCATGCTCCGCAGGTTGGCCTCGTTGAGTCCGCCCGTGGCCAAGTCCACTTTGATTCCGCCCGCAAGGGCCAGCTTGCGCCACGCCTTGAAGGCGCGGGCCGCGTGCTTCGCCACGGTTTCGTAGTCCGAATCCATGTGGGTCCCTGTGGTGTCGCCGTTGATGAGGGCGTCCTCGTAGGCTTCCGCCGCCGATTCACCGAGCAGGCTTTGCACCAGCGCCAGAACGGGAACGATGGCGTCTTCCTCCACTTCATAGGAGAAGTCCGTCCGCCCCATGAGCTTCTTCGCGTCCAACGAAAGGCTCGAAGTTCCGGGGTCCGTTGCCGTCGCCGCCACGTTCTCCGTGCTCTCAAGGTAGAACGTCGGGCGGGTTGTCACCAGCGGGTAGGTGTAGGGCTGGGTCGGCATTTTTATTTCCCGCGCCAGAAGGACCGCCGCCAAGTCAGAGGACAGATACATCCTCCGTTGCAACTCGCTCGACAGGTCCGTTGGCACCAGTTCATCGCCGCTGCCGCCGCCAGTGCTCGTCAGAGCCTTTTCGCCGCGCCGGGCCATGCCCGCGTATTTCTCCATCATGCGCTCACCGAGGAACAGCCCCTTGGTCAAAACGTCCGCCCCCACGCCTTCGTTGACGGGCCGCTTCATCATGACGTTGAGAAGCTGCTTCGCGTGCAACGGAAGGTTGCCCTTGGTCCAGCCCTCCGGGATTTCGATCACGACCCGCTTGCGCCCGCCGAGGTTGGCGTAATCCGCGTCCGGGGTGACTTCATCCTCCTTGTGGCCAGCCGCGCCGTGAACCATCTTGCTCCCCAGCTTGATCCCTGCCACGACTTCCTTCAAGGCTTCGGTGGCGATGGTCTTCACCTGTTCCATCGGGATCACCTTGCTGTCCACCTTGCCCGCCGCCAGCGCCTTTGTGATGGCCGCTTCAATGGCCTCCGTGGTCACTTGGGCCGCTTGCGGGGCCGGGATGGCTGCCTTGACCTGTTCCGCGATCATGGGGGCCAAGAGGGCCTTGAGTTCGTCCACGGTCACGATGTTGGTCGGCTCCGCCTCCGGGGGGTTCTCGGCGTCAAAGTCGTCCAGTTTCTTCTGGGCTTCGGTCACGGCCTGATAAGCCGCGTCCACGGTTTTCGCGTCCTGCTTGGCCTGCCTGGCTTTCAGCCAGAGCGCCTTTGCGTCCGCGAGGATTTTTTCGAGAGCTTTACGATTCATATTCTGTCAATGGGGTTTACCGCGTTGTGGTTTGAGGATCTCTTGCCGCCGCGTGTCGAGGTTACTCCCGCATGGTTTCGCGCCCCAAGGCTTCAAGAAAATTGTTCATTCTTTGGATTGATCGCGCTCATATTCTTGCGCGTGTTCTGTTAGTGTCTTTTCGTATTTCGTCGCCTCGGATTCAATTGAGGCTTCGGCTTCATGCAACACTTCGTCCGGCACTTGAACCGAACCTGATTCGTCGAACAATTCATCATCTGGAATTTCATCGGGCATATTTGAAGCTCCCTCTGTAAGCGGCTTGGGCTTCCTTGCTGCCCCACGGAATCCGCAGATGAAAACCTTTGAATTCGTAAAGGTCAACGGTCTTCGTGTCTGGATTGATGATCGTAGCGATAGTGCGGCTGCCCATTTTCTTTGCCTTCAGTTCCTTGGCAACGTTGCGAACCGCTTCCTCTTTGCGCTTCAGAATCATCTGCGCCTTCTTCGCGTTCCACGCGGCCTTGTCCTCTTTGCTTGCCTTGGCCAACCAGGCGCTTTCCTTGGCTCCAGGTTGGCCAATGGTGGCCCGCCATTGCTGTGCTGATTTGCCGTTGCTCGCCAGACCAGACTTCACTTCGATGGCGTCGTGATTTTGCACTACGTCGAACGGGAAATTGTTGCGTCCGATGTTCGCCGTTCGGGCATCCTTGAAGCCTTGCGATTTGAGATAGGCGATGGTGACTTGCTCGCCAATTGATCCGGTTTCGAGTTTGCTCAACTTCACTTTGCTGGCCACAGGTTCCCCAGCCCATGCCCTCGTTTTGTTGGGCTTGATGCTAAGTCCGCTGCCCGCTTCCCCACCGCCGCCGCCTGAAGTCCATTGCCCGCCGTCTGGTCCGCCTTCCTCCCGTGGCTGATCGGCATTGTATTTCGCATCCGATTCAACCGAGGAAATGAAATGTCCCCACGAGCGCCACAGGTGCATCGTCTTGACGAAATGCTTTTCCGTGTCGTTCAGCGCCCGCACGCTCACGCACGCATCCGGGTTGGCCGGGATTGGCGTCAAGCTGCCTTCCCAGAGGTCAACCTTGAAGATTCCCCGACCATCCGAGTTGTAGTGGAACAGTCCGCCCATGCTCAGGGTTTTAAGCATGCCTTCCGCCACCTTGAACCGCGTGTCAGCGTTTCCAGGAGCGTCGCTCAGGATGCCGCGCACGAACAAGCCGCGCCGATCTTCCCGCGCCTCGACAAACTTCCCGGCCAACATGCAGGACTTGTTCTGGTGGTCCGTGAGCATGACCGGGTTCAGCATGAACTTCTTGAGAGTTTCCGTGAACGCCCCCGGCTCGACGTAATCCCCCTGCCGATCCATCTCGGTCGTGTCCTTGAACGTGCTGAGGTAGCCTTCAATGGTGACGCCCCGGTAGTCCACCACGTTCCCTTCGCCGTCCTTGATAACCGTGACCTTCTTTAGGTCCGGGGCCTCCAAATCAATGCCTGCTTCCCATCGCTTGAGATTGTGGAAGTCATCCTCCACGGGGCAGACATTGGGCCTTTGGGCCTGCTTGGGGGCCGCATGAATCACCGCGCTCCCGGTCCGCACAAGGCGAAAGCCGGGCTTGCTGAGGGGGCGCTCCCGGAGGATGAGCAGGTTCATGATATGGCGTGTATCGGCGCTTTAACGTTAATTGTCAAACGGAAATTTCAACAAGAAGCCCGGTCCTGCCGCCGCTGACAGAACCGGGCTTGCGCGAGAAGCCGGGGGAACAATGCCCGGCTCATGGAAAGATGTCAGGTGTAAGCCTGCCACTGCGTCCCGTTCCAGACGTAGCTCTTCTGGCCTCCCACCGTGTTGATGCTCTCGTTGTAGCTGGCTAGAACCGGCGTCAAGGTGGCCGCTGAGGTCACGCCCCCACCGGAGGT